ATTAACTGAGTCACAAATTATTAAAGTACAGCAGCTATGAAAAAACTAACCGAATATGCACTTATTGCATTGACCATCATCACGCTCACAGCAATCTGGGGATTGACATGGCACTTCTTTGGATGGTATGGTATCCTAGCACTAGCCATTGCAGCAATTGGACTTTCAATCTATACATCAATATGAAATTCAGATCATCATCCCTGGGTAAACTGATGACATCAGCTAGATCCAAATCTGAGGTACTATCTCAGACAGCAAAGAGCCACATTGAACAGCTGGCAAAGGAGAAGTTTTTTGACTACCGTGCTCAGATATCATCAAGATACCTGGACAAAGGACAGCAACAAGAGCCGGATTCAATTGAACTGGTGAACACTGTCCGCATGGAAAGCTACAGCAAGCACATTGGCCGAGTATCCAATGACTATCTCACTGGAGAATGTGACATCATCACACATGATACTATCATTGATGTGAAGACTAGCTGGTCCATTGACACATGGCCTGCACTCCCACATGAAGGAATTAACTCAGATTACGAGTGGCAGCTGCGTGCATACATGATGCTATATGATCGGCCACAAGCTGAGCTGATTTATTGCCTGGTCACTACTGATCCTGACTTGCTGAGCTCATTTGATGACAAAGCACTTCACCAGGTGGATCACATTCCTGCAGACAAGAGAATCACTGTGCTGAAATATGACCGTGACATCTTGCTGGAGGCTGAGATCATGGAGCGCCTTGCACTATGCTCAGAGTACTATGAGAATTATTACAAACAATTAACACTTAAATAAAATGACAAGAGAAGAATTCAGACTGAAGGCCATCATTGAATTGGCATCTGCTTGGCTATCAGCTGAGCAACCTGGTGGCTGGAAAGCAATGATGAGAAGAGCTATTGAGATAGCTGATTATTTAACAGAACAAGTCTATGGCCAACAAGAGCCAGACATTAACGTAGATTAAGATGAGCAAAGTAAGACAAAAACAAGTGTATGATGGCCAGACTGGAGTCACACACTATGAGATCACATTCACCGCATTGGCACATGACTGGATAGCTGCAGAGACCTATGAAGAAATTAGTGATTCCATTGACATGAAAATCAATGATCCTGAAGCATTCGCAGCACAATCAGCATATGATGCACTGATTGATATTCACACTATGTGGATGACTCATAGCAAGAATGAAAGTGAAGACTGGAAACGAGGCATGAAGTGTGCATGGGTAGCTGCAGGAGGCAATCCATATGATTTAAACTAATGGGATGCGATCCAATTGAGCCAGCTCCAGAGAGAGACGAATACCAGGATGCAGTCACTGACCTACATTTTCTTTATGACCTATTGAGATGTCAGGGACATGATCCTGATGGTAGCTTCATGAGAGGAATCAAAGCAGCACATGACTACATTAGAGACAAACACTAATATAACAAACAAATAAAATGGAACAGAAAAACAACACAGGAGCAATCTTCAAAAATGACAAGAAGACAGCCGAGAATCAACCGGACTACAGAGGCAACATGACTGTAGATGGACAGCAGTGGGAGATCTCACTATGGGTGAGAGAATCAGCTGCAGGACTAAAATACTTCAGCGCTGCCATCAAGGAGCCGTATGTCAAGCCGACTGAAGCAGCTCCAGTATCAACAACAAAGAAGATAGCCGATGCAACAGCAGCCGATGATGACTTTCCTTTCTAAGGAGGAGCAACTGACAGACTGGATGATTCGTCAAGTGAAAGAGCGGTGCCGTGATAGGTACCGCTTGATTCACCTGTCTGAAGATACTGGCTTAAAGTACAATCAGCTGTGGAGATTCGTCAATGGACATCAGGTCAATCAACAGTTTATTAATGACCTGTTTAAAATTTTAGTACATTAGCACATGTTTTGGTCAAAGGAGGCATATGACATCACTAAGAAGATCACACGGAACAATGAGCTCCATGTGGACCTGGTGAGTCATGTGTACCTTCTTCTGCATCAACTAGACATACCAGCAGACGAACTGCCAAAGACATTCAGTAAGTTTGCATTCAATCAGTGGAACTGGAAGCAATCAGAATTTAACCGCCAATATCAAAGAGGCATCATCAATCATGAACTGCCTGACTGCTTCAGCACTTCAGATCAAGAAGACTTCAGTGAGCATGAAGATATGTTAATCAGGTTCCTGGAGAAACCGCCTGCAGATGACACTGATCTATTCTGCAAAGAGATAGCCAAGATGCATCTATACGGCATGACATACAGAGACATCCGCAATGATACAGATCTCTCACTACAAGTAATTCACCAAGCAATAAAACAATTCAAATATGATCTCTATAATCACTATCATCACACTGTGCTCAATAGGACTAGCCAGAGCACTAATGACTTTCAATCTACCAAACTACAAGCCACTGAACTGCCAGAGCTGTCTATCATTCTGGATTAGTGTGATTGGATACCTAGCATTTGATCCATTCCTGATCATTCTGTCATTTATCACTTACCTAGTGTCTGACTTAATACTGCTTTATGAATACAAATAGAGATACATCAGCTGATGAACTACATCTGACTACAATTGGAGCGCTCCTGATCAGTGAGCTATTCAAGTCAAGACTGCTAAGAAAGAAAATCAGAGGCACCAACTTAGAAACACAACTTAAAAAAATACTAAACAATGACACTATCAAACGAACTGCAGAGCCAGGTGACGAGATTCAGCAAGACTAGATCATGCTCAATGGACAGTCAACTCAAGAATGAATTGGCAATCCTTTTATTTCAGATCAAAGGCACCAGGCTGAACAAGTCATGTGGCACATGTATCCGCAATGCAATGCAGGATCTAATTAACTTCATTCAGAATGAGGTGAAGCTGACAGAATTTATTGGCATACGACATGAAAGAGCCAATGAACCAGTCAAATCAGATACCAAAGGTGATGTGAAGACAGATATCAAAGGTGATGATTCAAAAGAGGCTGCAGCACTATTGGCACAGCTTAACAAAATGAGCTACAAAGAACTGAAAGCATATGCTGGAGTGAAAGGAAATATAAAGAGAGAGAAGATATATGAATTGATACATCTCTCTAAATAGAACAAGTTTACATATACTAAGATATGCCATCGTCAACAGAGAAATCAAAAGCCTTCGTTTATCAACTGTACATCCTAGGTGAGAAGTACATTGATGAATGCCTATCTCACACAACTCAAGAAGTTAGCCAGGGGAAAGTAGTGGAGAAAATGAATAGGCATATACCTACTATTGACTTCTTTCTCAGGATTTGGATACCTAGGAACTACAGCCGTCAGGACACTATAAAAAGGTCCAGCTACTATAGATGGCTGAACTGGGACAATACCGAGAAGCAAAGAGTAGTGTACAATATAGATGAGACATTCAAAGCACTGGCCAGGGATATTGTTGCCAATGAGGGTAAAGGAATCTTCTATGCAAAGAATAGACTTGGCATGCATGACCGCCAACAGCTTGAGACAAAGACAGTGGAGAAGTTTGACTTTGAATGAGTACAATCAAAGGCTACAAGCCACATGATCACCAGAGAGCAATCCACACTGCAATCAATCAGGGCAAACAGAAATACTATGCATTGAACATTGGCAGGCAGTTTGGCAAGACTATGCTTGGTATTAATCAGATGCTGTACTGGGCCATCAATGATAAAGGATGCAACATTGCATGGATCACACCAGTGTACAAGCAAGGCAAGAAAGTATTCAGTGAGATGGAACGTGCCACTGCTTCATCTGGACTATTTGACTTCAACAAGTCTGATCTGATCATCAGTGGATTTGGCAGCACCATCACATTCTTCTCAGGAGAGCGCCCTGACAATATACGAGGAAATACATTTGACTATCTCATCATTGATGAATTTGCATTCACCAGGGCAGAGCTGTGGGATGAGGTGCTATCAGCAACGGTCCTAGTGAAAGGCAAGAAGGTTCTGTTCATCAGCACACCCAAAGGAAAGAATCACTTTCATAAGGTCTGCATGCAGCCGAACTATGATGACCGCTACAAATACTTTCACTTCACTAGCTATGACAATCCCATGATTCATCCTGCAGATCTAGAGGAGCGCAAGAGATCAATGCCTGATCACATCTTCAGACAAGAATACTTAGCAGAATTTATTGACAATGCATCTGGTCTGTTCAGAAACGTGCGCACATCTGTTGCCACATCAGAGCCAAGTGGCAAAGCATATGCTGGCCTTGACATTGGTAGAGCAGATGACTACACGGTGCTGACTATTCTCAATGAGCACGGTCACATGATCTATGTGGAGAGATGGCGCCAAGATGAATGGAGTAAGATCATTGACAAGGTGGCTGATGTCATCAAGCGCTTCAATGCAGTCACTGTGGTGGAGGTGAACAATCAAGGTGATGTGTTCTTTGAGATGCTCCAGACAAAGTGCAGGAACAATGTATATCCCTTCACTACCACATCTAAGAGCAAGCCAATGTTGATTGAAGACTTAGCCCTGGCATTTGAGCAGAATGACATCCGCATCATGAATCATTCATGGCTGATTGATGAGCTTGAAAACTTTACCTATATTTACAATATAAACACACGGAAAGTGCAGTACAGTGCACCTTCAGGTATGCATGATGATGGAGTGATGAGCACAGCACTAGCATGGCACTCACTTCGCCACTACAGGATGAAAGGAAAATATAAGATATTAAGAGCATGAAACAAATAGAGATTAAACTACCAGCAACACTTCAAGACTGCACACCTGACATGATGGCCAAGTGGCTGATGGTGGCACCAGTGTATCAAGAAGCTGCAGAAGACATGATGACATCACTTGACTTTCAATGTCAACTCATCAGCATCTTCAGCGGCCTATCAGTGAGCAAGGTCCGCAAGGCACACATTGATGATGTACTGAGCTGCAGCAAGCATATACTGACTATACTCGGCACATACGTTCAGAAGGAGAAGCCTACAGGCAAAGTGGTGATTGATGATGTGGTGTATCTCTTTGAGCCAGATATCTCAGTGATGAGCACTGGACAGATCATTGACTTAAAACTGATTGAATCTGTACAAGAGGATCCATGTGGAGCATTGGCCATCTGCTATATTGAAGAGGGCATGGAGTATGCTCAAGAAGATGACCGTGGCAAGGTGCTGAATCCATCAGTCAAGCGCAAGGAGATATTCAAGAAGGCTTTCCCTGGTGATGAATTTATTGACTTCTTCGCTTTTTTTTTGCGGCAATCAGAGCTGCGGAAGCTCGCTATCTTGGAGATCCAGATAATCAGGATGAAGAATCAGACGAAGATGCTGAAAGAGACAACAGCAGCTCAGATGAAAGAAATGACTCAGAGTGGTTCATCTGGACAGGGCTTCTGGTCCACATGGCTGAGAAGCTTCAGAAGGATGTGGATGAGATTACGAGGCAGCCGTACATAAAGACATTGTTTTGGCTGAACTACTTCAAGCTAAAATCAGAACAAGATTACATATTAAGTAAGCATGGCAGAACTTGACTTTCTTGACTCACTAGGTATATCTCAGCAGGAGCTATCTCAGCCTGAGACAGCCTATGAAAAGTTAATCTTAGACATAGCCAATAAAGTGACTGAAGACTTCAAGGAGTATATCAGTGCTAATGTCATGAATACTGGAGCATTAATGCAGTCAGTGGTATATATGCCTACTGGAGCATTTTCATTTGAGATACAAGCTGACCAGTACTATTTGTTCCAGGATCAAGGTGTGAATGCATTGCCTAATGTGCCCGGATACAACTACAAGCGGCCAACAGTATCAGGTAGTGCATATTCATTTCGCACACCGTATGTGAGTGCAAACATGGCCAATGCCATACAGCAGTGGAAAGGTGGTAGCATGTCAAAGGCATATGCAACTGCATCCAGTATCAAGCATCATGGATTGCAGCCTAAGAAAATAACAGAGAATGTCATGACAGATGATGTGCTCAATAAGATAGCATCAGACTTGGCTACAGTGACAGGTCTTATTTTTAACGTATCCTTTACAAAAAATACAGAAAAATGGCAGTAACTA